GTTCCATTTAATGAGAATGTAGCTTTGGCAACTTATGGTGATGATAATACAATGTCTGTCAATAAGTGGTGTCCCTGGTTTACATACACTGCTTGTCGAGATGTTTTCGCGACCGTAGATATTGAATATACTATGGCCGATAAGGAAACAGAATCGAAGCCCTATATTTCGAAAAATGAGATTTCTTTTCTGAAAAGGAAATTTCGTTTTGAACCCAATTTTGGGAAAATAGTTGCGCCTATTGAAGAAGATTCTATCTTGAAGAAATTTCATTATGTCAAAAAGCCTTCGGAATCACCATTAACATTTGAGGAGCAATTTGCTGCTTATTGTGATGGTGCTTTCCGTGAAGCCTATTTGCATGGTAAAGATTTTTATGAAAAATTTTCATCAAAAATACGCACTATTGTGGAATTGAATCCAACTTTGAAGACATTTGTTTGTTTTATCAGTTATGATGATATGACAAAAGTCCTAAAGATTTATTATAGGGATGATTATTGTGGCAGTAGAATGAGAATCACTGCTGAGAGTGATTCTTATTGTTACAATGATTTGGAATAAATTCCATTTATGAGTATTCTTTAAAAGTTCGTATACTCTAAGCTACGGCATACGAAACTTGGGAATTATATCTGATTTACCCAATGTAGAGCTTGTAACTCTCCATTGTAGGAATGATATATTTCTCTTGTACAAATAATGGTGGTTGATTAATGCGCCAACTCACCATTTTCTCAAATGCATTACTATTCTATTTACTTACTTTATGTCCAAGCCATGGATTTATAATATGGTAATTTATGTCGCAGGTATATTTTTATGTTTAGGTATTATATTTAACACTGTTGTACATTTTTTATATCATTCACTTTTAGTGGAGGATGTTTTGGCATTATCTTCAGCTGTTAAAGCTGGAGCTGTGTCTGTTGCTGGTGTCACACGCGATGAGTTTATTAATTACTTATCGAAAATTCAAAGAATAACCAGATTACATTATTTGTGTGTCTATGATCGGTATGTTTTATTAACATATCGACGTTTAGTTGAGACTAAACAACAGATGATTTTGGAAAAATCAGATGGAAGAATTAGGAGACAACCTTTTGGTATTTGTATCTCTGGTCCTCCAGGAACTGGTAAAACAACTATAGCTATTGATTAGCTAATAGGTTGTTGCAGTCTATAGGTTTTGAAAACAATGTTAGTAATATTGTTGTCATTAACGAGACTGATCAGTTCCAATCTGAATTTCGTACAGATCATAAAGCTGTTATTTTTGATGATATTAATCAGGATAAACCTGATCATGCAACAGTTAATCCTTTTAGGAAATGCATAGATTTTATTAATAATATCAAAAAGACAGCTTTGAACCCAAATTTAGAGATGAAAGGAAATGTTTATATTGAACCTGAAATTGTCATTATAACTACTAATCACGATTTCTATTGTGAGAATACTTTCCTTCATTCTTCTTTTTGGGTTTACTTTCCTGAAGCTATTGCTCGTCGTTTTCCCTTCAATATTAAAATTGATTTTAAAGGAAAGGAACGAGTTTATAGTGTACATGCTCTTGGTTATGATATGAATAACAATGGTGTTATTTCAACCAAGGAAACAATCATTGATGATTGTACTAGAGAATTTCTTATTTTTAGAGAATCTCAGATAAAGCATGTGGAAAGTGTTAATTCACAATTTGCTACAAGTAAC